CCGTATGATGACTGATACAACAGGACAACCATTAAATACTACTGAAATTGGTAGCGTTGCAAGATACTTTATGGATAATGGTGTTTGGGACAAAAATACTTCTACATTAGTAGCAGGTGATTTCAGCCAAGCAGTTTATGCTATTCGCCAAGATGTCACTTATAAAGTATTGACAGAAGCAGTTATTCAAGACCCTAGTGATGGTTCAATCCTTTACAACTTAGCACAAGACGATATGGTTGCACTTCGTGTCACAATGAGACTTGGTTGGGAAATTCCAAACCCTGTAAATGCATTGAACGAAACAAGTGCACGCTTCCCGTTTGCAAGTTTGAAACCAAGCGAAAGTCTTTAAGATTTAAAATGAAAGAGGTGTTTTGAATGGAGTTCGATGAAGATAAACAATATTTGTCCTATGACGAGTATTTAGACTTGGACGGACAACTAGAAGAAACACCTTTTAATTTATTAGAATATGAAGCGCAGAGAAAAATTGACGGGCGAACTAGAAACAGATTAGTAGGAATATTAAATGAAGATATACCAAATGAAGTTAAAATGTGTATATTCAATATGGTAAATCTATTAACTACTTATGTTGAAAGTTTAGGTAATGTCAATAAAGGAATTGCAAGTGAAAACACAGATGGTTATTCTGTTAGTTATATAAATACAAGTCAATTATCACAAATATTGAAAGCCAAAAATCAAGATCTAGAAGATTGCATATCTAATTATCTTATGGGTGTCATTGTAAATGGAGAACATTTGTTATATTTAGGGGTGAAGTAATGCTTACTAATTCTAAATTAACAATATACCATAAAATTTTTGATAGCGAATTAAGAGATAATAAATGGGTTAGATATAATTATGATAAAGTTTGGTTTTTCGGTGGCAAAGGTGCTAGATTAAGTAAAGGTTTAAATGATGCTAATGATGTTGAAATAAGAATACCTTATTTTAATGGTTTAGATATTAGTAATTTTGCATTAGGCGATATAATCGTACAAGGCGAGTTAAATGATGATATTGAAACACAGCAAGATTTAAAGAACTACTTAATTTATAACATAACGAGTGTTATAGATAACAGATTTGGAGAAAATCCGCATATTCATATTGGAGGTAGGTAAAAATGCCAGTAGGTTTTAAGCCGACAAGCCAAATAAAAGCAAGATTGGGTTTAGACTCTGGTGGACCAGTACAAAAATTTTTTACTCATACTTGCCGAATTCATATGGATAAATATGTTCCATTTGACACAGGGGTTTTAGCAAATACTGCTTATGAAGGTTTAGATTATATTATTTATCAAACGCCATATGCAAAAGTTGTATATTATGGCGTTAGAGATGGTAAAGAATTAAATTATCAAAAAGATAAACACCCGTTAGCAGGACCATATTGGGATAAAGAAATGGTAAGTGCCGAAATGGATGATGTGATGAATGAAGTTAAAAGTTATATGAAATATGTAGGAGGTAAAAAATGATAGTTGCTAATAATACGCGAATTGCCAAGTTGGCCGAATATTTATTAAGTATAATTGATGAAATAACTAACGAAATAACACCGTTGATAAATGCAGATTGGTTATCTAATGATATAAATAATTATTCGTTAGATAGGATACCAACTGCTAGGCAAGTGCAAAAATGGATAACAGGAATAACAATCTGTAAAGACACTTATAATTTTAGAAGTCGTATGTCATATTCGAGCGACAGAATAAATAATTTAAAGAATATTGGTTTCTTTGAAAGATTTGAAGAAATTGTCGCAGATAATAATAGAAAAGGTGTTTTACCTGAAATCGATGGAATACAGTCGATTAAATGTTTAAATAGTGGAACATTGAATAATACCACTAGCAATACAGCAGAGTTTAATATACAAATACAAATTGAGTATATTGAAAAATTAAATAAAGAAGTAAGTTTATAAAGGAGGAAAAATAGATGATACCAAATGATATCGAAAAGGTTGAACGCGATCAGTTCTTAACTTATCTTGATACAACGCCAAGTGAAACAAGTCGTACTTGGGCCGTTCTCGGAATAGGCATAACTGATTACGGTATTGCTTACAATCCGCAAGTGGACCAAGAAAAATGGATAATCGAAAGAAATAGTAGAAATATTCATAAAAGTAATCAAAAACAAGGTACTGTTTCACAAACAATTTATAAGAATGACCCTTGTTTTGAATTTATAAAGAATGGTAGAGATAAATTAAATTATACAACTAACATTCTAGATATTGATACTTTTGATGGTACAACAGAAGGTAATATTACTACTTATCCAGCAAAAATGAATAAGGTCGTAATTGCTATCACACAATATATGAACGAAGATGCAACTATCGAATATGACATTTATTATGACGGAGACCCTATTGAAGGAACTGTCACGATGGATGAAAACAATGTACCAACATTCGTACCAAATGAAAGTTTATAATAAATAACCTTTAAGGGTGAAGGGGACAAAACCCTTTTACCCTTTATTTTTTTAGAAAGAAAGAGGAAGTAAAATGAACGAAGAAGAAAAATATATACAATTAGATAAAAGCGATACTTTAAAATTAGGTATTAGAGATGCAGAAGGTAAGCCGACAGGTGAATATCTTGAATTTGATTTGGAAGATATAGAATTACCTTTAAGACTACAAAATATGATTAAGAAAGTTCAATTTATCAAAAGCGATTTAGATAAAAAACTTTTGATTATTGAAAAAAAACAAGATTATAAAGGTAAAAATATGATGAGTTCTAATGAAGAAGCACAGTATAGGGCTTTTAGAGATGCAATGAGAGAATTAGAAAAAGTGTATAATAGTTTTCTTGGCGAAAATGGCGTTAAAAAATTATTAGGTGGTGGTAATTTGCAATGGACCAGTTTTAATAAAATAGACAAGATCATTGAAGAACAAATTATGCCAAAATTAAATTTTAAATCATTAGATATTAAGAAAAAAATTAAAACTATGTTTGATAAAAGCCAAGAAGAAAAGAGCACATTAGAATAATGAATTATCCTGAATATGTTAAAATTGGCGATAAAAAATATAAAATAAATACCGATTTTAGAGTAGCGGTAGAATGCAATTCGATAGCAGAAAGCGAAAATATCAAAGATTACGAGCGAGCATTAGGCATTATTTATAAATTATTTGGTGATGAAGGATTAAATGACGAAGAAAATTATGATAAACTTTTAGAATTAGGTTTAAGATATTTAAGGTTAGATGAAACAGATGAAATAAAAAGAGACAAAAACGAAAAAATAACTATGGATTTTGTTGAAGATGAGAAATATATTAAATCAAGTTTTAAATATGATTATGGTTATGACCCTTATGCTAAAGAATATATACATTGGTATGAGTTCTTTAATGACCTCAATAATTTATCAAATAGTGAATTGGGCGATTGTTGCATTTTAAATCGAGTTCGGGCTTTAAGGGAGTTAGATTTAAGAACTATTAAAGATAAAAAAGAGCGAGATAAATATAAAAAGGCACAAGAAGCAGTTGCTCTAAAAAAATATAAAAAACAAAAAACAGTTCATTTAACAGAAGAACAAGAAAAAGCAAGACAAGATATTTTACGGAAAGCAGGGTTGCTATAAAATAGAAAGGCGGTATATATGGAAGATTATGATGGTTGGATAACTGTTGGTACAGGATTAGACAGTACACAACTTGAAAAAGATTTAAAAGCAGAATATAAAAGATTAGAAAAGGCCGAAAAAGATTTTGAAAAATTAACAAGCCAAAAAATGAAAATAGAAGCCGAAATCGAATTAAAAGGTAAAAAATTTGAAGAAAAAATTGCTGAAATCGAAAAATTAAGAGATATAAAAATTGAAGGAAATGTGACAGGTGGTTTTAGAGTAAGGGCGGCGCAAGATGAAAGAACAAGACAAGAAGCACAAATAAAAATAAATAGACTACAAGAAGAATATAATCGTTATTTAGATGAAGCCGATAAAAAATTAAATAATATTGAAAATGATTTAGAAAGAAACACTATCGAACAACAGCAAGCAAAAGATAATATAAATGAAATAACCGAGCAACTTGATAATATGCCAAGAGATTTTAGTCGGATTTTTAATGGTATTACTAAAGTTTTAAAGCAAGTTAAAAAATGGGGTTTAGCAATATTTGGCATTCGATCTGCTTATATGGCTATAAGACAAGCAATGAGTGTTTTATCTTCTGTTGACGAACAATTAAAAACAGATTTACAATACATTAGAATTGCAATGGCAACAGCATTAGAGCCGATTGTCAAAATAATAGTAGAATGGGCTTTAAGATTATTACAAATTATTGGCGCAATTATACAAAAATTGACAGGTAAAAATCCATTTGAAAAAGTAAATGAAAATTTAAAGAAAGCAAATGGTTCTGCTAAACAATTAAGTAAAACATTAGCAAGTTTTGATGAAATGAATATAGTTGGCGATAATTCTTCTTCTGGAATAGGTACACCTAGCATTGATATAACTGGAAATTTTGAATTACCTACTTGGATGGAAAAGATTTTAGAGCATAAAGATGAGATAGTAGATTTTTTGATTTGGTTAGCGTCTATGTTCTTGATCTTAAAAGTATTATCATTTGCCGGAACAATAGAAGAAATTTCTGTAGCACTTGTCAAACTTTTACCTGCATTAGAAGCATTAAGTGGTTTGCAATTATTAGGAGCATTAGTAGGAATTGCATTAGTAATAGTTGGTATAATTGAAACAATAAAAGCAATTATTGGATTTATAAAAGACCCTAGTTGGGAAAACTTTGCTAATATATTAAAAGGTTTAGCAATAATACTTGCTGGCGTTGCATTAGCGATGATAGCAGTAAATATAGCAAATCCAGTTGCGTGGATAGTATTAGCAATCGCGGCTTTTACAGCACTTATGGCACTTATTATTAAGAATTGGGATAAAATAAAAGCGTGGTTTAATAAAATTGGAAGTTGGGTACAAGAAAAAATTATAAATCCGATAAAGCAGAAATTTAATGCCTTACCTAATTGGCTTAAAACTTTGATTAAAGGTATGGTAAATACTGCTATTCAAATGATAAATATGTTGATAAATGGTATAAATCTTATGTTGATACCATTTAGAGCGGCCATTGTAGTTATAGGAAAAGTTATGGGTAAAAATTGGAGTTTGCAAACAATTTCTATTCCTAAAATACCTTATGTTCGTAAAGGTGCTATTATAAATCAACCTAATAGAGGCGTGGATTTAGGAGTTGCTAAAGGTGGCGAAAGCGGTCACGAGGGTGTCGTTCCACTTACAGATAGTCAACAGATGGCTTTACTTGGAGCAGAAATCGGTAAAAATGTTGTAGTGAATTTAACTAACATTATGAAGATGAATGGTAGAGAATTAAATAGAGAATTAAAGAGAATTGCAAGTGAAGATGCATTTGCTGGAAATTATGAGGTGGTATAATGTTTATTGATAAAAATAGTATAACAATCACAGTAAATTCGCAAACAATAAATATGGGAGATTATATAGTAGAAGCAAAATTTGGATACCATAAATTATGGGGAAAAGATAGTGGTCGAAATTTAGCGGGTACACAGTCAGGTACTTTACTTGGCATATTTCCTAAAATTACGATGCAATTTAGAGCGCTTACTAAAGAAGAATTGGAAACGATCGCGCCATTTTTGGATAGCGCATATCAAACAGTTGGCTATTATGATCCGAATAAAAAGCAACAGGTGACTATGGATACATATTCAAATGATTGGGAAATTATAAATAAATATTTTGTAGGTGCCGATGGTTATAAAAATGAAGGGTTTAGTTGGGCTGTCATTAGCGTATCAAAAAGGAGTTAAGTTATGAAAGCAAATTATGCAAATATTAAATCTAAAATTTATAAAATGGGTAGAGCAATAGAAGTTCAATTAGTAAACAGTAAAACAGATGGAACATTTATCAAAAATATAACTTCTGATGACATAAATTATTTGTCGTTGCATTATGAAGGCGGATTATTAACTTCTGTTATGAAGCAATTAGATATACAAAGCAATGATGCGATAGATATTGGTACAGTATTACAAGCATCATTTAGTGTTAGTGGAGAAAGCACAGGTTTAGGTACTTATTTTGTATATTCGTGTGAAAAGCAAGAAGACAGTAATGATTATAAAATTATTGCTTATGATGGATTGTTTTATTCGATGCAAGATTATGAAGATTTAGGATTAACTTATCCAATAACAATTCGTACATTTTTAAAAGCAATTTGTACCAAAATAGGATTGTCTTTTGATGATACTGCAACTTTTCCAAATTATGATAAACAAATAACAAAAGAATTATATTTAGATACAGACGGCAATTCTATGGGTTATACTTATCGAAATGTTTTGACAGAGATAGCGCAAGCAACAGGTGGAACAATTTGTATAAATGATACTGTTTCTGGTGGTAAGACACTTGTAATAAGATATATAAATAATACGGGCGATACCATAGATGAGAAGTATTTTAAAGATACGAATGTTTCTTTTGGCAAAAAATTTGGGCCTATAAATTCATTGGTTTTAAGTAGAGGTGCTGATGGAGATATTACTGACCCTGTTGAAGACGCGCAAAGCATAAGTGATAATGGTATATGCCAAATAAAAATTAAAGACAACCAAATTATGAATTGGGATGATAGAGAAACTTATATGCAACCAATTTTTAATGTTTTAGATGGTGTAGAATATTATATAAACGATTGTGCTAGTACAGGTATCGTATATTATGATCTGTTAGATAAATATAATGTAAGTATAGGAAATAACACTTATACTTGTATAATGTTTAATGATGAAATAATTATCGAACAAGGTTTAGAAGAAAATATACACGCAGATGAAATGGAAGAATATGTCACAGAAATAAAAAAAACAAGCGTTGAAAAACAAAGAAATGCAAGGGCTTCTATAATAGCAGATCAAGCAAACGCAAAAATAGAACAAGTTGTTAGTGCTGTTGGAGATAATGGCGAAGTGACCGCTGGTAGTATTATTCTTGCAATAAATGATGATGCGAGTCAATTAAGTATTGATGCAGATAAGATAAATATAAATGGTGTTATATCTGCTAATGGCAGTTTTGAAGTTGATACAAATGGAAATATGACTTGTTCTAATGCGAATATTACAGGAGGAAAAGTAAATCTAACTTCGTCAGGAAGCCCTGTATTTACTTTAAAAAATGGCTCGGGAACACAAGAACTTGAAATCAATTCTGCTTGGTTAAATTATGATTATTCAGAGAATAATAGTCTCGTTATGCGAACAGAACTTTATAATCAAAGTTTAAGTGGTTTGCAAGGTTTGCTACTTTATAGATATGATATTTCTCCATATAATCCGTGTTGTTTTACATATAGTCAATTTTTAATAAAAGGCTTAAATGGAGAAGGTTCTATTGAAGGTAATTGTACCGCTGGAAATAATGCTTTTATTTCTGTTAGTACCAATAATAATACAAGTAAAATTAAAGGTGCTGAAATAACTACTCCAAAAATAATTGCCGGTAATATAGATTGTGGAACTTGTACTTTAAATTCAAGTACCAATGTTTCTGTATCTTTTAATAAAACATTTGCAAATGTACCTAGGGTTGTTTTAACACCGAATACTACAACTTCTGGTGTAATAGCGCCAAAGATAAGAGAAGTGTCAACAACAGGATTTAAAGCAATAATTGGTGGCTCGATATCTGGAAACATTGATTGTGATTGGATTGCAATAGAATAATAAAATCAACTTAAAAAAGTTGGTTTTTCTATTTACTTTTTTATAATGTTATGTTATAATTATAGTACAAGAAAGGAGAATGTGATATGTTAAATCAAGTAGTGTTAGTAGGTAGATTAACAAATGATTTAGAAAAATTAGATGAGAACAAATCTATTATTACACTTGCAGTTTCTAGAAGTTTTAAAGACGAAAATGGAGAATATGGTGTAGATTT